CCATACATATGGTGATTTATCAGCAACATTTTATGCAGATAAGTATTTAAGAGAAAGACAATATTTTGAATTATGGCAAAAAGCTGCTTTTAATAGTTTATCTAATAACTATGAATTTTATGATAATTATGTATCAGACATAGACTTATTTAATCTAGGACAATTTGCTAACTCATCAGGTTCATCTGAAGACCCAAGTGCTAGAGATGATTTAACACATGGTGTAAAACTGTATGACTGTTACCCTACAAGTATAGGGGCACCATCACTTTCATATGATAATAATAATGTTATAGAATTTACTGTAACATTTAAATATAGATATTGGCAAAACTATTTTATTACTAAGACTGCTGATGTGGCACTTGGTGATGGTGGTTTTGATAAATCAATTGCAAATGACCCAGGCAGACTAAATCCAGGTGGTGGTCTACTAGGTGGACTGTTACAATTATTACCACCTGAACTAAGAAGAGCAGGACAAGGATTATTAGGTGATTTGAAACGAAGAATACCTATAGGAGATTTAACAGGCGGAAGAGTATTTCCACCATTTTTTTAATATAATGTGAGGATATTATGGCATTACCAAAAGTAGAAATACCGACTTATGAATTGACTTTACCTTCAAGAGATGAAAAGATAGGGTTTAGACCATTCACGGTAAAAGAAGAAAAAATATTAATGATAGCAAGTGAATCAGAAGATGAAAAAGAATTGATTCGTGCTGTAACAAGAATTATTAGTGCATGTACTTTTGAAAAAATAGATGTAAATAAATTACCTCTATTTGATATAGAGTATATATTTTTACAAATTAGAAGTAAATCTGTAGGTGAGATTGCTTCATTTAAAGTAATATGTCCTGATGATAATAAAACTTATACTGATGTTGAAGTAGATATTAGCAAAGTAGAGGTACAAGTAGATGATGACCACACTAATAAAATTATTGTGGATGAAAATAGAAAGTTAGGTGTAGTATTTGCATATCCAACACTTGATATATCACAGGTTGGTGTGAACTTAAATAATGTGAAGACAGAGGATGTATTTGAAATATTGATAAACTGTGTAGACCATATATTTGAGGGGGAAAAGATATATCCAGCAAAAGATAGTAGTAAAGAAGAACTAACAGAATTTTTTGAAAATTTAAGTCAAGGTGCTTTTGTTGATATACGAAAGTTTTTTGATTCAATGCCTCAATTAAAATGTGAAGTAGAAGTGGAGAACCCTAAGACAAAAGTTAAAAGTATGGTAACCTTTAAGGGGTTATCTGATTTTTTTCAATATGCCTCTCCCACAACAACCTAGAGGCCTATTATGAAACGAATTTTGCACTTATGCAACATCATAAATATAGATTAGAAGAATTAGAAAATATGATACCATGGGAAAGAGATATATATGTAACTATGCTTATTAATCATATTAAAGAAGAAAACGAGAGAAGAAAACGAGAACAGGAGAAGATGTCATGATACCAATGGAACTTATTAGTATGGGCGCCTCTACAGTCCTTGGTGGTATATTATCCATCATGGCACAAAAAGGTAAAGATGAGGCAGAAAAACAAAAGATGATGATGGAGAGGGCAGGTTTTGCAGCTCAACAAATAGATAAAGCTAGAGATGTTACCGATTCATTCACAAAGAACACAAGGAGATGGATTGCTTTAATGTGCGTATTTGCAATTTTAGTATTACCTAAACTTGTATTTTTAATTGCACCTGAAACACCAATATATGTTGGTTACACAGAGGCAGTACAACAAGGATTCTGGATATTTGCAAGTAGTGGAGAAATGACAACATGGAAACCTTTAAATGGTTTAGTTATAACACCACTTGACACACATGTGGTGTCCTCAATAATCGGACTATACTTTGGAGGCTCGTTGGTTAGAAGATAATGGCACACGCTGTAATACCAGAAGAAGAACTAAAACCTATCGTAGATAGTATGAAGAAGGTATTTTCTCCTATTTTTAAGATTGGTCCTGCTGTAATTAAAATACCACAGGAATTAAAAAGAATAGGTGATAACCTTAGAGAAGATGTATCTAGTGGTGTACCTGAAAGATTTGAAAGAGCTTGCGATAAATTAGAAGACATGAATGAAAAGTTTGTTATGGACTTTGGTGGTAAGGTTTTATCACAGGTAAAAGAATCAAGAGATATTGCTAATCAACAAGTAGAAAGATTACTAAGAGAAGGCATACCTGCTGTTGTTACTGAAACTAATGAGGTAAGAATACTTAATGAAAAAGAAGTATTAACAGAACAAGTAAAATTACTTAAAACACAAGATAGAATAGAACAACTACAGATAGAAAGAGAAAAATTATCTAAACAGGCAATGCAAGGTGAAGAAGGTTCACAAGAAAAACTTCTTAAAGTCTTAGACAAAATTGAAAAGTATCAACAGATAGAGCAACAAAGAATAGAAAAATTGCCTCAACAAATGATACCAAGACAAGGTGAAGGCGAAGATGGTGCAGACTACATGCCAGGACCTGTAGGTGAATTTTTTGGAAGTATAAAAGACACATTATTATCTCCTATAACAGCATTTCAAGAATTAGGTACTACAGTAAAAGAATTTGCAAAACCATTTAGTGGACTTGTTGCAGGTGCAAAAGAACTTGGTGGTGATGATGGCAAAGGTGGTATCTTATTCTTTTTAGGTAAAACACTTAAACTGGTAGCTGCATATATAATGGCTTCATTAATAGTACCTCTACTTGCACTTGCAACACCTCTTGCTATTGTAACAGGTGCTTTTGTAGCAATTAAAACAGCAATAGAACTAGTAATTAAGGCATTTACATCTGCTTATAATTTTATAGCAGGTTTTGTTCCTGGTATGGATAAAATAGGTCAATCTGATGATGAAAAGGTTGTTGAAAAAGTAAAAGATAAACCTAATGCTCAATTGACAGATGATGAACTAGCTAGTAAATCAAGAATTGCAGAAAGAACTGCTGATGAAGGTGATAGAAGTGGATTTAAATATGATTTCTTTACAGGCAAAAGTAAAAGAGAGATGGCAGATGAATTGAAACAACAACAAGACATGAGAACTGCCCTGGAAGATAAAACATCAAATCCATTAATGAATATTATTAATAATCAGACAAATAGTAGTACTACAGTAGAAACAAAAGTTTCACCAAGTCCATCTAGAATGGAACCAGAAGCAGTACAATAATTAGTTTTTAATATTTAATTCTTTTTCGGTCATTATAACAAATTCAAGACCATTATCAGAACAATATTCTTTTGCAGATTTCCATTTAGATATATTCTTAATGAAAGTTAATTGCTCTTGAAGATATCTTTTAGTTTTACGAGAACGAGGTTTGGGTGGTTTGCATTGAACAGCAGGTTTAATCTCAATCATAAGTTTTCTACCATCAGACATCTTAACAATAAAATCAGGATAGTATTTATGTATTCTTTTATCAACAGGACTTAGATATGGTACAAACATTTCTTCACTTGCCCATTGAACTATATGTGGATTGTTATCACAATGTTTCATGAACTTCTTTTCCCAAGATGAACGATATTGTATATTACTTGAATTGCCAACATATTTCTTAGGATTCTTAGGTTTAAACAATCCTTGATGTGGTGCCTTGTAAGTTTTATTCTTTTTTGATGATATCATATGACTATTTATCTTATAAATATAAGTAATAACAAGAGGTAACTATGAGTATACTTAGAAACATGTCCAATCTATTATTTGGACAAACAAATACCACACAGAACGAGACATCACAAATGTTGTCTGCTCGTATGAAAGAATCCTCATCACTTGATTTAAATAATAGTGATATACAACCTTTAGAGGCAGACCCATTCAATTTTAAATATTTTCATTATCCACAAGAGGTGGGTAATTTAGGTGATGGCCATTATATACAGTTTGACATACTAGAAAATGTAAAATCAAAACTAGTAAATCCTACTACTGCTAATCAAGATTTAACATTAGGTGTAGATACACAAGATGTAGATTCTGCTTATGGTGAATTAGTAGATGATGTTTTTAGTAAAGCTAAAGAAAGTTTAGGTTCATGGTTTGAAGATTTGGTGGCAACTGATGATAAGAAAAATGTTAATTATTTAAAGAAAACATCTGCTAATCAAGTACAAAAGAATAAAAAGATTTCACAAATGAAAAACAAACCTAGAGATAGATTTGAAGACACACATTCTCAAAAGGCAACACAAAGTATTATACTATACACTCCAAGTGATACCAAGTTTTCATATCAAGCGAGTTATGATAATGCAGAAACAGGAATGATAGGTGGATTTTTAGGTGATACAGGTGGTAACCTTGCAGACGGTATGACAGGTGAGACATTAGGAAGAATTGCCCAAATGGCAATACAAGGGGCAGCTGAAATGTTTGCACCAGGAATTGATGCAGCTATTAATAGAAAATCAGGTATGGCAATGAATCCTAATTTAGAGATGGCATTTAAATCTGTTCCGTTTAGGAGTTTTAATTTTAATTTTGATTTTGCACCTAAGAATGAAAAGGAATTAGACCAAGTACATAAAATTATAAAACTATTTAAGTTTCATATGTTACCATCATTAACACCTAACGAATCATTTTTTATAAGTCCATCACAGTTTCAATTAATGTATATGTATAGACAAAACGAAAACACATATATACCTAAACTTGCAAAATGTGTATTGACAAGTATGGATGTTGATTACTCACCAGGTGAAAAGTTTACAACACTAAAACCTATGAAAGACGGTGCTTCACCACAACACATGAAAATTACATTACAATTTACTGAAATGTCAATAATAACAAAAGAAACAGTAGCAGGTGGATATTAATGTACTTTAATAATTTCAGAAAAATATCTTATAGTTTTAATAAAAAAGATTTTAAATCAGTTACAGATATAATGTCAAGAGTAAAGGTACGAGATGGCATTATGGATAATGTAAGTTTGTATAATAAATATGAAGTTAAATCAGGAGAGACACCAGAGAATATCGCATTTAAACATTTTGGTGACCCAGAGTTACATTGGGTAATACTTCTTACAAATAATATTCAAGATAGATATTATGATTGGCCAATGTCAGAACAGGAATTTGAAGTTTTTATAAAAGACAAGTATGCTAATCCAGATGGCATACATCATTATGAAATAACACAATCAAGTGGACCACAAACAGGAAATGGTCCTAACGACTACTCACACAAGGTAGAAGTAAATAGTACTGCTTCAGGTGCTACTTCAGTATCTAATAGAGAATATGAACAACGACTACAAGATGAAAAAAGATTAATAAAATTATTGGACACACGATATGTTGATTCTTTTTTAGAAGAATTTATTAATTTGATAAGAGTATAAAATTATGGCAAAAGAATCGGGTTCTTATATACTATCAGACCAGGTCTTACTTACATCCTATATAAGTGGAACAGGTTCAAATGAAGGTATCAGTATCAATGTTAGGCAACTAGTACAAGAGATACAAATATTTGAAGGTATTAATAAACATGTATTAACAGGTCTTATTACACTTGTAGATGGTGCTGGTGTATTAGATGATTTACCTTTAACAGGTCATGAGTTATTATCTTTTAAATTACATACACCTGGATTTTCACCACAAGAAACAAAATATTCTAAAGGATATGATTTCATCAAAAATCCTATGTTCATTTATAAGATTAATAATATAGCTAAACCCACACCAGGTTCAAAGATATATACATTAGAATTTTGCAGTAAAGAAGAAATTAGAAACAGTCAAAGAAAGTTATCTAAGGCATATCATGATAGAATAGATAATTCTGTTAGACTAATATTAAGAACATCATTAGGTTCTCCTAAAGACTTTCATTATGAAAAGACACAACTAAAACCTAAATATGTAATACCTAAAATGTCTCCATTTAATGCTATAAAATTCTTAGCAAAAGAATCAATAGGGCAAATTGCCAATAATTCAGGTTTTCACTTTTACGAAACATCATCAGGATTTCATTTTAAATCATTAGGTGCTATGTTTCATACAGGTGGTGCATATAAACAACCAGTTATGGACTATTTCGATTCACCTAAAACAGATTCAAAACAAATGTATAAGACAAAAGATGGTACACAAGGTAACTTAGGTAAGGTTATTAATTTTAAAATACTAAAAAGATTTGATACATTACATAATATTAGAAAGGGTGTATATGCTAGTAAATTGGTTACATATAATGCATTTAATAAGAAATTTACAGAAGAAGATTTTAGTTATCCACATGAATATGATAAACAAAGACACATGGGACAACTAAAAACTAATTCAGAAACAGTCAATTCAGGTATCATGCCTATATTTAATTTTGAAGATAATAAACTTATGAGTGATTTTGCTGATGGTAAATATATGTTTAAGTCATCAGCAACAGGTATGCATGATACACAAAGTATTGTTGATGGCACACAACAAGCTATTGATACTGTTCCTATAGAAAATACATTACAAAGAAGTATAGCACAGAAACAGGCATTTAATACTATTGTTATAGAACTATTGGTGCCAGGTAATACAGCAGTTAGTGCTGGTGAAGTTATAAATTTCTCTACATTAACAAATGCAGGTGGTGAATCAAAGACACAACAAGAAGACCCTTACTTGTCAGGTAGATATCTTGTAACAGAGGTAAGACATCTAATGCAAGTTAAACAACATGTAACTATGTTAGTATGTGCTAAAGATAGTGTAGGCAAAGAGTATTTGCCTAATGATAAGGAAGTGCTAAATATAAATGAAAAAGGATTGATAGGAACAGATTATGATGAATCTGAAATTCAAGTAGATGAACCTGAAGGTATTTTAGTATGAACAATGAATTTATAGGATTAGATGGTTTTATTTGGTTTTATGGTGTAGTAGAAGATAGAGATGACCCATATCAAATAGGTCGTGTAAAAGTCAGATGTTTTGGACATCATACAGGTAATAAAGATGATTTACCTACAGAAGATTTACCTTGGGCACAAGTTATGTTACCTGTTACATCAGCAGGTATATCTGGTATAGGGCAGACACCACTAGGACTTGTAGAAGGTTCACATGTATTTGGATTTTTTAGAGATGGAGAAGACAGACAAGAACCTGTTGTAATGGGTTCAATGCCAGGTTATCCTGCTGAACTAGCAGATACAACAAAAGGTTTTTATGACCCTAATGGCGAGTATCCTAGATATATAAACTCACCAGATACAAATCAACTATCAACTATGGACGATTATTCATATAATCCTTCATTAACAGAACATGCTAGTGTAGTATCTGATAGAACAAATTTAAAAACTTTTGAAAATATAGGTACTGCCGTAGTAGAACCTATGCAACTTGCAAGTGCTTTTATATCAAAAGGTAGTGGTTCAATATTTGGACTGGTTGCAGATATCATTACATCTGCTGTATCAGGTGTTATAGGGGCAAATGTATTAAACACAGTAGGTAGTACATTAACAGGGTTTACTGAAACTGCTGGAGACTTAGTAGATAATATTACTGATGGCGGTAAAACATTTTTATCATCTAATTTAGGATTAGATACGACTGCTATTGAACAATCTACAGTAAACTTTTCATCAACTGCTTCAGGTAAAGTCAGAGCACAGATTATATCACCTAGACTACCAAGTGCAGACCAATTATTACAGTCTGGACTTGAACAAATGAAATAGGAAACTTTAAATTAGATGTAGTAGACCCAGCAAGTATGCAAACACTATTTGCTGACGCCGCTGAAACTGAATTACTGAACAACTACAACACCGCAAAGGCGAGAGTAGATTCTGGACAAGGTGTTGTAGAAGGTTCAGTATCACAAGTTATTGACCCTACAGTATTAGGATTACGAGGTGCATTAGGAACATTAGAAACAACTGAGGCACAAGCAAGTGAACTTAATGCATTAAATCAACAACTACAAAACACAGGTGGTAGTGCCGCCCAAGGTTCCTTATTGTCAGTAACAGATAAAACGACTGGTGTGGTAACTGCTGTTGTAGAAGATATTGCTCAAGATAGTATATCACAAGTTAAAACAGTATTAGGTGACCAAGGTATATCTATACCACAGAAATCAACTGTAACATCAGCAGGTATATCAAAGTTAATGAATAACTTTATATCAGCAGATAAGTCATCATTTAGTATGCCAACGATACCAACAACTTCAGATACTTATCCAAAGAAACATGTATTTGAGACAGAATCCGGTCATGTCATGGTGTATGATGATAATTTAGGAAACGAAACTATCATGCAACGACACACAACTGGAACAAGATATGCTATGCTATATGATGGTTCAAAGATAGACCATGTGGTGTCAGACCATATTGTAGGTATAGAAGGCACATCATATACAAATATCAAAGAAGACCAGATAGTAACACTTAATGGCAGATACAAGATATATGTAAACAAAGATGAAACGAGAGACAACAACTATGATATCGTAGTAGGAAAAAATGCTAATATTAATATACAAGTAGACAAAGGGGATTTAAACATAAACATCCTAGATGGTAGAATAAACGCCAACTGTTCAGATAACCTGAACATGATAATCGGTGGTGATACAAACATCATAACACAAGGCGACTACACAGTCAATGCCGGTGGTGAAATAACCATGCAAGGCGACAAGATATATCTAAACTAATATGTCCGATATAACCAATATAGAACACCAAAGAAAGGTTAAAGAACTCAAAGACAAATACCAACGAGAAATAGATGGTATTAATATCAAACTAGAACAACTAACAGAAGAACTACAACGACTACAATCCATAGTAGATACGCCACCTAAGACAGATAAAGAACTAGATTGGCACCTCAAACCACCATTATCAGCAGATGAAATATCAGACCTATACTCCAAGTATATGAAACACTCATATAATCCCAACGACTACAAAGACAAATAAACAGTATCTCTTAATACCTTAGAGTTTATATCTTCTCTTAGACTATCGAAGCGCCTTACAGTTTGCTCAGAGAAAGACCCGCCCGCTCATTGCTCGTGAATGGTAACTACTCCCAGCGACCTCTACACTATAGAACAGAATACCTGCTACTGTTAGCGAAACGAGAGCGCTTCGTGCCTCATGTTTGCTTAGAGTCCATTACGAGAGTATGCCTATCAGTTTATTCTATCAGAAACATGCTTTGTGAATGCTTGCTATGTAATATATACA